CTTCGAGAACTTCCATAGCACGACCAACAACGTCCCAACGGGCGTCACGAGCATACTTTAGAAGATAATCGATACTAGCACCAATGTCATATGTTGGAACCATGACATAGTCGCCTTCAACATGACGCTGTGGAATATAACCATGATTTGGAATGGTATAGGCCACAAAGTCTTTTTCTGTGCCAGGAGCAAGAAAATCTAATGGAAATTCTGGAGTAGCACTTTGAGCAAGAACTACTGGCTCGAAGATGCCGTCAAGAATATCGCCGTTGAGAACACCTTGTCTTAGAGGAAGTTCAAGAGCCTTTGCAAATTCAGCATTGGCACCTAAAGCCTCTTCTTTATTTAGCGAACCAGAACGAACAAGAAGATTTGTTAATTCTGGGGTTGCTTCGAATCTATTATTGGCCATGTTTTTCTCCCTTATCAAGTTATATTAATGTCTACTTTGACGTAACCGTCGGCATCTGCTGTGCTCAAGAAACGACCAACCTTAACACTACCGGAAACATTGGTGAGTTCGCCATCAGCATCAAAGTAAGCATCTTCGCCAGCTACTGGTGTGACACCACTAACAACAACATTGGTTGTTACTTGGCCTTGACGTAAAAGTGTTACCTTGCTACCAACCTGAACTTCATCTTTGTGCCAGTTAATGTGTTGTTTAGTTAGGTCATAATTAACAACATCATTTAGTAATAGACCAGCTGGATTACCTTCTGTACCAGTTGGATGTGCAACTAGTGCAAGAGCATCGTCCATACTAACACCACTACCACTTGACACATGAACTACGACGCCGCCGCGTTCGGCAACCTCATTCATGAAGAATGAGATATCTGTGTATGCTTCAATACGATCTGGTTTTAAAGCCATGTTCACTCTCCCTTATTAAGTTTTTTACCTAGTCTATTGTAAACAAAATCAACTAAGGCAGCCCTAGTATTTTCTACTTCTGAGCCTGCTGTTTCACTACCAACGCTAAGATCAACAGTTTCTTCGGTCTCTGCTGTTTCTAAAGCATCAGAATCAACGATGGTTTCTTCGGAAGCTTTCACTTCGGCCATCTTTTTCTTTTTTGGTGGCATCATAGCAGCGAAAATTTCTTTCATGCCTTCAAAAGAAGTATCGTCTAATGATTCGAATTTTTCTACTGTTGTAGAGGCTAGTTCGGTGTCTAAACCACTTTCAACTAATGAAGCCATTCTTTTCATCTTCTTTTCCTTCTTCATCATCTCTTCTTCCTTGCCTTTATAGGCAGCGATGATTTCTGTAGCAGCATCTAGTTCTGCTTTCATCTTCATCATTTCTTCTTCTTTTTTCTTCATGTCTTCCGACATCTTTTTAGCAGCTTCTTCTTTTTCAAGATTAGCATTTTCTAGTGCTGTCTTGACATCTGCTAGTTCTGTTTCTTGAGCCTTTACTTGGGCTTCTAGAGACGATGTTTTTTCTGTTAGTGAAGTAGCTAAGCTTCTAGCTTCTTCGCATTGTGACATAGCTTCGATTTTTTCACTAATCTGTAGAACTTGTTTTTCTAAACTCATATCATTCTCCTTATGGTTAGCTTGATTTGAAAATACACCTATATTGTTAAAAGTGCTATTTTTTTCTTTAAGAATTTCGATATTTGCAATATTTTTATCAAATTGTATACTATCTTTTGTGAAAATTATGCTTTCTGGATTAGCTGGTTTATCAACAAATCCTTTTCCAGAAAATGTTATATTTCTAAGAACCCTACCTATCTTATAGTTTTCATGTTCGCCTAGTCCACCATAAGATCTTAAATGTTTTGTTAAAAATGCTGTTTCTGCATTTCTGGATAATACTTTATATTCACCAGTACTTTTATTAATTAAACCATAATCAAATCCATTAAAAAAGCATTCCATACTAACATATTTAGTACCATTTTCTATTTCTGCTATTAATTTTTGAGCTCTTTCTCTGAGTTCCGGATCTGTATATCCAACATAAATTACAGAACCTGTTAATATATGAAATTTATTAGGTAGATTTTCTATTGGTGTGGATTCATCAATAAAAATGCCGTCATCTGTTATGGGCCAATTAGATGTAATGTGGCCAACTATAGATGCTTCATTGTGTTCTAAATTTGTTGGTTTATGGGTTGGGGTATCTTTTGCTGCCCATACTTCTCTATTATCGAAGATATCATCATTTTTATTCCAAGATGTGGTAACTAAAATAGATTGGGTATAATATAAATCTTTGTCTTCTAATCCAGCCAAAGCTTTTATATCGAGATTTTTCTTGCTAATATATGATTTATCCGAACGCTCAAGTAAACAAGCATAGGAAATTGAAGATTTAGCAGATAGTAGGTCTGAAAGATTATCGTTTATTTCAGCTGAAAAAATTTCCATAAATAATCTCACTCTGGGTTATCAGAACCATACACCGCTTGGTATAAATATGCTTTGATAAACTTTAATTCATCGGACGATGGCGACCTATTTATTTCGGCCATAACACTTTTTGTAAAATTTTGATATTGTTGAAACATCATATTACTTTCAATACTATTGATAGTATTGAGTTTTGACAAAACTAAATCCTCGGTAATTTCGGAAAATGGGTCAATTGATAAAAAGATTTTAGTTTTAGTTATTTCTGCTTCATTATACTCAGAGCTAGATAAACTGCGCATATTTTTTTTACTATAAAAATCTAATAGTATCGGATTCAATATATTAGAAATTTTATCTTGTGTTTCCATAGACCAAATATTTAATGCCGCTCCTGTTCTTGGGGCAAATTCTCTAGTTTTTCTTTTTTGCTTATCTGTACTATTTCTTGGTCTACCCTGTTCTGGTATTCCTTTTTGTTTAGTTGGTTGAGGTGCTGCTCCGGGTGGTATCGTTGGTACTTTAAGTTCTAATAAAGTTTTTTCACCACTCTTTTTGGGTTCTAATTTGAGCCCAACCTGACTCGGTGTTGTTAAACCTGTTTGTAGCGATATCTTTTTAAGACTATTCTCAAATTGAGGATCATGCCACGGACCAGCTTTTTCTACCATACGATCACTATCTCTTTCCTTCGTTTCTCTATTTAGTCTACTCTTTTCTATTTCTGGATCAAATCCGAAAGATCTTTGAACGAGTTCATCACTAACTATATTTCTATCGGCAAGTTGAATTAAGAGTGCTTTTTCTGCATCTTCATTGCTGAGATCCATTCTATCAAATTCTATTTTAGCTGGATATCTAAATCCCATAGCTTTTTGTACTAAAGCAATTTCTTGCTTCCAAAAACTCATTAATACTTTACGACCATATTGTAATCTTTGTGTTAGTGTCTTTAGACTAATAAAATTATTTGTTGTGCCAGCAGCTCCATATGTTCCGGTTAGAGTTGGCGGAATTCCAAGACCAGCATAAATACTATTCAAATGAGGAGTATATTTACCTTCTCCTAGAAATTGATGGACTGCTGTTTTACTTTCTATCAGTTCAATATCTGGACCCCAAACAAGATCCATTGTACCACCACCAACATTATTTTGTAAGATATGACTAAGTTTACCAGCAGCAGCGGCAGTGGGAGCGATTTTATGTTCTAAACTACCTAATTTAAAAATACGAATATTACTAATAGCACCATCAAGCGCAGCCAAATCCGCAAGTTTTAATTTTTCTATAATGTTGATATCATCCATGATACTATAAATCATAGGATATGCCCAAGTTTTCCAATCGTCTTTTTTATAATGAAACACAAGGGTTTTATCTGGATCTAAAAGATATGCTTTTTTGGTTTTAGCTGCTTCAATAATTGGAATTGGTAGTTGATTTATAATAGCTTTTTCAGCTTCATTTTTTGGATTATTAATAACTTTTCTTAAACCAGCTGGTAATATTATAGAATAACTTTTATTTCCAACGAAAGACGATAATGGTCCACCAACAACATCAACGCATACAGGATCAATAAAAGTATATTTCCAAGGAATTTCTCTTTTTTGTACTATTGTTTCTTCTTGATTTATAATTAAATCTGGACTTGCAACAGTTTTATACAAGCTATCCGCAACCTTAACACTAATTTTAGCTGTTTGTCTGTTGATTACAACATTACCGATTCTATAAATATTATTTAAAAATCTTTCGCTACGCTCTTCTCCTTTAATTTTTTCAAACCAGTTTTTATAGAATTTTTCAATTCTTTTATTTGGATGAACCAATCTTATGCCTTGACAAGCAAAATCGCCCATAAGATCGATAACATTTTTTACTAAGCCAACTCTATTATAAATTAGATCAGCTTGAATAAAAATATGTTTTATATGTGTTGGAATACTTTCTTCTGGTCTGAAATAATCATAATCTGTGCGAGTTAAACCAGGACGACCACTGGTTGGACCATCAAGATTAGAGAAGTCTAATCGATATCTACTATTATTAGCCACAGATCTTTCTACTAGGCCGAATTCGTCTAAGCCCCTGCTAGCCTCTTTTAACGCACTACGTTTATCATCTAAATTAGAGTCTTCCCATGTAACGTACGCATCTTGTGGGATAATTGGCTCCGCGTCGGCTATTACATTATTTTTTGATACTTTTTTTCTTGGCATAATAGTATTATAATAGGATTACAATTGCTTTATTTAATATACACATTTAACGGTAAATACCTTTATATATATTATCGTTAGCATTCGAGGTAAACCAAGTTGGTCCTTTATACATTTGACCATCTTTTTTGGATACATTTTTAAGATTAGCTCCAATTACATCGTAAGAAACTGGTGTTAAAGATCTATTTAATTGTCTAGCTAACATATTAGCTATTACTAAAGCACTATATCGGTCTTTTCTTAATTTACCCTTTTTGCCATTTGGTAGTTTTACATCCGGAGTATCCCATCTATCTCGTGCTCCTCCTCCGGTGCTAGTTTGTGTCATTACAATAGTAGTCAATTCATTTTTTAATTCTTCGATTTCTAATATGCATTCGCTCTCACTATCGTATACGTTTTCTAAATCAGTATTCATTATATCTTTACCTTCTTTATCTAGTGCCAAAGCTAAACTAACTTGATCAAATCTAGGAAATAATAAAACTTTATCTTCTAAGTCTTTTCTAAGACCATGATTAGCTTGACTCGTCCAATCCGCTCGCGCGAATTGCACTAGTTCTAGTATGTGCAATCCTGCTTGATCATCTGTTGGCTTTGACTTTTCCTCAATTGTTGGCCATATTAATATTTCTCCTTCTTCAAGTTTAGATGGATCATGTAAAGCTTCTTCAATAGCGACTCCACCACCCTGAGCATCTAATCCTATTCTTACTGGAGGAAAAGTTTTCATAAGATTTCTGACTTTTCTGGCACAGAACCCATAGAAATCGTATTCGTTTACAAGTCCTGTTTTTTGTCTTTCTTTAAAATTATTTCTATTAGTAGTCCAACAATATACAATTCTACTATGATCCGGATGTATTTCTAATACCACAATACTAAAATTATCTTTTTCTGATGCTGGATCGATTCCATAGATATATTGATTATTTGGATTTCCTGTTGTGGTAGCATCAAATAATATAGATTTTTCATTAATAAGTACGGGCTTTATATCGCTTACAACACAGCTTTCAATTAAACTTCTTCTAAAGAATCCATCACTATCTTCTGTAAAACAAGCGGCGTACTCCATATTATAAATACCAGTATGAATTGTGGCTTTTGCTCTACTAACTTGTTTATCATCCATGAATCCTTTTGGTATCAATTCATATGGTACTCGAATAATACTATAGTCTTTCCAGTTAAAATTATCAGGTACTTCTCCATTAAAAATTTCTTCAAGTTTGTGTCTATCGCCTTTGCTTTCAATAATAGTTTTATATCTTTTCCAATAACTTGCAAAATGTTTAAAAGCATAATCTGCTGTACCAGATATTATAGCTTGATTACCCTTTTTAATTTGTATAGACTCTAGTTCATCATTCCATAATCCAGCTTCTAATAAAGCCTTTTTTTTGGCTTCTTCTTTAACATTTTGAATAGGATTTGCACTAACAGCAGCGAAACCAGATACAACGGTTTCATAAATATCAGGACTAATTGATGCAAATTCGTCCGCTATGATTATATGCGCTCTAAGACCTCTAATTTTACTTCCGTCACCCATAGGAACAGCTATAGTCCAGCTTTCTCCAAAACGCATAGTACATCTATCAACATCACGTCTTGGACCATCGTCATTACTACCAAATATACTTCTGAGAATAGGACTGTTGCGCCATATTGTTTCCATATATTCAAAAATAATTTTACTTTGACGAAAAGCAGCGCCAACAACCACAATCTTTGTTCCAGGAACAAGAATACATTTTAATATGCAATAAATAGCCATTAAAAAACTTTTACCAAAACCACGACTAGCAACAAACATTGGAAAAGGACGAATCCAAAATTCTTGTAATATAGCAATTTGAATAGGATGTAGTTCTATGCCAAAAAGAAGCTTGCAAGTGGAACCAAAATATTTAGGATTGTCTAGAATTCTTAACAGGTGCAAATCAGGATTTTCTATATCCTCTTTGCTTCTTCCTATCATTGGATTCTTGTCAACATTTATTAAAGATAAGTCACCAAGTCCTAGCCAAGCATCTTCAAATATCTGCTTGTTTATTTCCGTATTTTTCATAGATTCTTTTCATTATATTAACAGCTACTTTTTCAGCATTTTCAGAACATCCACAATATATTATATGGATATCATAATTTAATTGTAGTTCTGTTAAATATTTTAGCAAGTATTTTGACGTTACTCTTAATTTATCCCATAATTTTTTAGGAATATCACTACCTACTGGGAAATTATAAATATCTTCAAGATCAAATTCCATCAATATAAATTTATGAGGAATTTTACTCATACGATTTAAAACGTCTTTAAATCTACTTTCAGTTATATTATTAGCTATTTCGCTAACACTTCTTTTTCGTTCTATTGTTAGTTTATCTTCTAAACCTTCTATAGAATAATCTCCTGTATCTAATTTCTTTCTACTAGTGGTATGAAAACCAAATTCCCAAGGAATTTGTTCCCTAGTATCGACTATTATAGTGAATGGATCCATCTATATTAAAGGTATGGGGCTTCTGTTGGAGGTTCTGTTGTAGATTCAGATGGAGTTGGAGTGTTCGATAGACTTGGCGATGGCGTTGGTGTTGGAGTATTTGATAGGCTCAAAGACGGAGTTGGAGTTGGAGTTGGAGTTGCACTATCGCTAATACTTGGAGTAGGACTAAATGATTGTGATGGCGATGGAGTCGGAGTACATTGTAAATCAAATTCAAAATCTCCAACAATACAGCAAATTGATGAAGCACTATTTGTTGGAGTAACAGATAAGGTTGGTGTTGGAGTTGGTGTTGGAGTAGCACCAATTGATGATGATACTGAAACACTAGGAGTTAGCGAAGGAGTCAATGAAGCACTTACGCTGGCGGTTACGGATGGTGTTGGCTCTGGTTCTGGTATATATGTAACATACACAGCATCAGCACCAGCATTTGTTAAACCAACTTGCCAATATTTT